GCTTAGTCCACTCGTGTGGCTCAATTACGCCGTCGCCATCCTTATCGGGTGAGAGGTCACGGTGCCCCACAATTTCGGCATCCGGGTATAGTTGAACAAGCTCCTTAAGCAGCGCTACAATTGCCTCCTTTTGCTGTACTGTCCGGGTATCTTTCGCTTTTCCCGCGGCATCGCATCCACCTTCGTAACATATGCCAATGCTATCGCGATTAAAACCTGTAACATGAGCACCGGCCAACTCAAGCGCCCGCATTGCAACACGCTGCCCGCTTCTGCGAACATAAAAATGGTAACCATAGGTATTAAACCCACGCTGCCGGTGGTCCAGCAACAGCATTTGCGGTGTATAGTCTCTATTCTCCGGAGTAGCAGAGCAATGGATTACAATTAGGTTGATATTTCTTGATTTTCGATTCATATCCTTTTTTTTATAAAGCCTGCAGGCGTTTCCTCATTTTTCAGATTTCAGGCCTGCAGGCACACAACACACGGTTTTATCAGGTAGTAGCGGCTTGTACGATTGCCAGCACGCCTTTTGCATCATTTCTGCGAATTCGACCACCTACACGAACCAGAGCCGAATAGATATCGCCGTAGTAAGCAGGATTGCCAAGGTCTTCGAAGAAGTTAACCATACCCAGGGCACGCTCAACGGAGTTCTTATGCCAGCACAGGGCCGCCGCATTATGGGCAGCATCGCCGGAGGCACTCCACAGAACCGGTACCGGAGTAGTAGCGTTGGTATACCGGGCAACGGTACTGCGCATCATAATGTTAAAAGAGTAGAGCTTTCCAACTACGCCGTTAGACACGTCCAAAGCTGCTGAGAAGTCGCGGTACTGGGTAGCGGTAAGGTCGGCAGTTAGTTGGTCGTACATATCAGCATCAATGAGCATGTAGCGGTCATTGGTCGGGATATTCCACTTGTTAAACTGCTTTTGAGCGGCTTTTACATCGGCTACGCTAAATGCCTTCCGGTTTCCGGTGGCGGAGTCGGTATGTGCGGCAACTGCCGATCCGGTGGTTCTGATTATATTTCCGGCGGGTGTAGGATTCCACTTAAATAACAGGTTTAACGCAGCTGCTTCGGCAATCGACATTTTAGTATCCGAAAGCACCGAATTTCGCTTGTCGTAGCTAAGCTCTACCGTATCCGCATTGGGTATCCGCACGGGGTCGGTCGTAAGCTCATCAAGCGAGTAGTTAATTTCCGTATCCGTACGCGTTGTAACAGTTGCCGGAAGCGAACTTCGGTTGGTTGATACGCTAACCGATGTGCCAGCTTGCGGGATATGTACAACCTTTCCGGCAAGTACGTACTGATCGGCATTGAACGCATACTGCAGAAACTGGTTATTAGCCCACAAGGCCTCAACAATGTCGTTTTCCCAGATTTCTTTTTGAATAGCCATAGTAAGGCCGGTTGCCCCGGTGCGTACCACCGACAGCCCGGCGCCTATTCCAACGGCGGCCCAGCCTCCACCTCCAATGGCTGAGGCTAACACAACCCCAACAATGAGGTTGAAGAAAATTGCAATTAATTTTTTCATAAACACGTAATTATTGATTTGATAATAATTTTTACTTAAGCGCTTTTATAAGCTGGTTACTTAGGGTCTTTACCGAAGCGCGCTTTAAATTTTTCTTTGTACAGCTCCGGATACGAGTCGCGGCACAACAGCACTTTACCGCTCTTATCCATTTCATCCCACGACATTGCTTCAAGCTCTTTGAACTGTTTGCCATCGCGATCGCCCAGTTCCAGCTTATCAAGCCCAACCGGTTTGGCAATTGAGTTAAGCATTGCCCGGGTTCCATCGGGGTTAGCGTCGAATAGATTAAGCATATTTTCACGCACAGGCGTCAGTTTATCGCCATCCGGTTTTTCGGTCAGGCGGCCATCTTTAAAGGCGGCATCCAGTTCCTTTTCAAATGCAGTACGCTTGGTCTGCTTATCGGCAAGTCTCAGCTCGTTAAGCTCCTTCTCGGCCTGGGTGGCTCTCTGTACCGCAGCCTCCTTGTCGCCCTGCAATTTCTGCACAGCTGCCTCAATCACCTGGTCCGATGCATCGTCTGCCAGGTTGAGCATTTGCAAATACTTTTTACTCATTTTTTTTTCTATATTTGGTTTAACAATAAAGTCCGATAGCTTAAGCGACGCGTTAGGCGACTGTGGGTCTATTTCTTCACCTGCGGCATCGTACAGGCGGAAGCCTATAGCGTTATGGTTACGACCGATTGGCACAATAGAAGCCTCCCGCATTCGCGATCTGATAATAGTGTATGACTTCTGCCCGGCAACCATAAGTTCAGGATCGTCGCTAAGGGTTAAGTCAACCAGCCCGGCGCTTGCCATATTTACATAGCCTTTTTTCACTTTTTTGATAAGGCGCTGCACCTCTTTATCATCATCCTCCTCATCGAATTCGGCATCGGCCAGCACCTGTCCTGCTTCTTTCCGTATGTTTGTCCAGCGGCCAATAGGTAGGTTCCAATCGTTGTGAAAATAAAACATAACCGGGTTGCGCTCGAATTGCGCCAGGTCAATTCCATCCACCAGCACCCTCATGCCATTGGTCAGCACCGATTCGTCGATTAATATAAAAGGCTTTGCATCCATACCTGTTAATTTTTAGTGTTGCGGCTATTGCCCGTAATTGATTCAGACGCAAAAATCCACTTAATCTGCAAGCCCACAAAAAAGGCCTGACACTTTGTCGGGTATTTTTTATAATACCTTTTAAACACCGTTATTTTGCTGAAAATTAAACCTGTCAATATGGCCACAAAGAAAGAACTGCAGCAAAAAAAAGAGCTTGCCCGGATGTATTACATGAATGGCGAAACGCAAAAAGTAATAGCCGGGAAAGTGGAAGTGAGTGAACAAACGATATCCGCGTGGGTAGAAAAAGAGGGCTGGGCCGTCCGGAGGGCAGGCGTGCAGGTAACCCGGCCCGAGCTTATTAACAAATCGCTGGCAGCTCTTAACAAAATACTCGATCAGGTTTACGAAAGCGACGATATTGAGATTATATCCGCACTACCCGACAAACTGGCCAAGTTTGCTTCGGCTATCGAGAAGCTGGATAAAAAAGCAAATATAGTATCAACAATCGACGTGTTCATGGCTTTCAGCAAGTGGATACAGCACCGGGCAAGCATCGATCCTGAAATTACACCCGACGTGATCAGGATTATAAATAAGTATCAGGATATTTACATCAACGAGCACCTTACATCAATGTAATATCATGAAATCGACAGCAATACACGAGCTAGAGCAATGCGCACTCACAATAGAGCAGTGTTGCCATACAATTTACACGAGAAAAATTAACGCCTGGAAACGACACTACAATGGCATTGAAAAAAGTTACAGAAGCACTCCGGGAGTGGCAGCAGCACAACGAAGAGGTACGGCAGCAAACAACCGTTAATCATGCTGAAAAAAAATCTGATCAGCTGGCACGGATAAGACGGGCCCGGAAAGACTATGCTTACTTTGTAGGATATTACTTCCCACATTTCGCAAAATGCGAAACAGGAAAATTTCAGGTAAAAGCGGCTAATTACATTCTTCAGAACAAAAATACTAAAGCCGTATTCAAGTGGGCGCGCGCACACGCTAAGTCCACACACATGGACGTGTTTATACCCTTATGGCTAAAGTGCCAGGAGTCGCGCGAGCTTAATGTAATGGTAATTGTTGGTAAAAGTTCCGACAATGCAAACACTCTATTATCCGACATACAGTCAGAGCTTCAATTCAATCAGCGATATATCAACGATTTTGGCGAGCAGTACAACTCCGGGCATTGGGCCGAGGGCTCATTTGTTACCCGCGATGGCTGTGCCTTCTTTGCCCTTGGCCGTGGCCAGTCGCCGCGTGGGCTCCGGTACCGCGACCAGCGACCTGATTATATCGTTATTGATGACCTCGACGACGACGAACTTTGCCAGAATGAGAGTCGGGTTAGCCGTTTAACTGACTGGGTAAAGGAAGCGCTTTTCGGAACTCTTGACGGTGGCCGTGGCCGGTTTATAATGGTGGGTAACCTTATCGGAAAAACCAGCGTACTGCAGCGGGTGTCAGAAATTGAAACCGTGCACGTTTCGCAGGTAAACATCTACGACAAAAACGGCAACGTAACCTGGGCTGAAAAGTGGACCAAAGCTGAGGTTCTGGAAATGGAGAAGTTTATGGGCTACCGGTCGTTCCAGAAGGAGTACATGAATAACCCAATCACTGAAGGCGCAGTTTTTCGCGACGAGGATTTGGTGTTTTCCGAAATACCACCGCTTCATAAGTTTCGGTTCCTGGTTGCCTATGGCGATCCCAGCCCGTCGAACAATGTAAACGACCGTAAAAACTCAACTAAGGCCCTGTGGCTGGTTGGATATTGCGACTCAAAATTTTATGTGATTAATGGATTTTTGGATCGTGTAATAAATGACGAATTCGTTGACTGGTTCTACCACATTGAAGGCTACGTAAAGCAGCGCACTCAGATTTACAATTACATCGAAAACAACACGCTGCAGGCGCCTTTCTTCGACCAGGTATTTATGCCGCTATTCTACAAAAAAGGTGCGGAGCGTGAGCACCATATTGGCATTATTGCTGACCCGCGAAAAAAGCCCGATAAATTTAGCCGTATTGAAGGGAACCTCGAGCCACTGGTACGCACCGGCCGTCTTATTTTCAACATAAAGGAAAAGGACAACCCCAACTTTAAACGGCTAATTGAGCAGTTCAAGCTATTCAGCCCATCGATGAAGGCACCTGCCGACGGCCCGGATGCCATCGAGGGTGGCGTATTTATTTGCAACAACAAAATACTATCGGTTACCGGCGAGGGTGAAAGCCTGATATCCGGATTTGGCAAGGCACGAAAAAACAGATTATAAACAATTAACAACACACAACATGCAACAAAATTTTGTTATTTGGCTCGCAAAAATCATCGCGCCGCTTATTATCAAGTGGAGGGGTAACCTCTATCATTTCGAACGTGCTATCCGGGAAGCGGAGCGTACATCCTACAGGCACAACGGGAAGCGGCACTATGTTTATTTTATCGGTGGGCGGTACCGCGTTTTGAACCGCAAGCAAATTCAGCACTGGCGAAACGTTACCAAAGGCGTACGTGTCGACCTGTCGGTTAGCCGAATGAAAAACATACAGCTGTACGACACGATGGGGCACGTTAACAGCCACCCATTCTACACACAAGTGAATCCCCGGATTAAGCACACTATCGTATACAAACAAGCTAAT